TTCTCCTCAAATTATGGTACAATGTAGAGTGAGATTTTGATTAGAAACGAGACTGGCATTTAAAAAATAAAAATAAACCCTTGAAAAATCAATGTTTTCTAGGGTTTTTATTGTATCTTTGAATTGAAAAGGGGCAGAAAAGGGGCAGAAATTAAAAAATATTATCTAAAGTCTTTACAAGCCTATCTTCCATGTCTTTAGTCGTATGAGAATATATCTCGAGCGTCATTTTTGCGTTTGCGTGACCGACGCGATCCATGATTGACTTGATAGGAAGCCCGGCTTCTGCTAGATACGAAATATGAGAATGTCTAAAAACATGACTTGACAGATTTTTTTCTATCCCGGCAATCGCGCCGTATTTTTTTATAATCTGACTAAAAGTTGGTAACGTTATCGGGCTATTCCAAACGTCAAAACAGAAAATATAATCATCATCTGTTAGTGGTTGAAAGCGTTCCGTAAGTCGTATTATTTGACGCTTAATAGCTTCGAGTGCTGCTTCCGAAACTTTAATATTCCGGATTGATTTTTTTGTCTTTGGGATTGTTTTTATCTTATGGATTGAATCAAAATTTCCAGCTATTTCGATTTTTTTATTTTGAAAGTCGATATTTTTTAGTTGGAGGGCTACAAGTTCGCCATAACGCATACCAGTAAGAGCTAGAACAAGGACCATATCCCCGTATTTTTGATTGTAAACTTTACTATTTAATGAATCGATCAGTTTTTTTATTTCTTCCATTGTAAGAAATTTTTCGCGTTTTTGCTCTATTTCTTCGATTGTTTCTGGCGGTTTAGGAACGTTTGTAAAGTTCACCTCGTTATTATCGATATAAGAATAGTTAAGAGCGTACTCAAAAATATTTTTTAGTCTGATACGGACTCGAGTCGCTGTTTGATAAGATTTTTCTTCTAGTATTTTATCAAGTTTTTCTTGTATGAAACGTCTATCTATATTTACTAAAAGAATATCATTATTTATTTCTTTTTTTATAATGTTATCGACGAATAAATAAGTATGTTTTGTTGACTCTTTGACCGTTTTTTCCCATTGTCGATAGAAAAGATTATATATTTCCCCAAAAGTTACGCTTTTTGCGTTATTCGTTTTTATTTTTTTATTTATTTTCTCTTGTAAAAGTAACGCAGCTTGATTTTTTGCTTGTGGCGTTTTCTTTTCCATTGTGACCGATACTTTTTTCAATTTCTCGGTATATGGATCTTTGTAACGCTCGAAAAATTTATATTTTCCGTTCGGTAATTCTTCAATCCACATTTTATTTGTACCTCATTACTTTTTTAGAACGTGGTTTTTTTATTGAAAGAATCTTTCCACGTTATCCGCTTGCGCTTGAGTCAATTTAGTCGAAATAGTTTTTATTTCACCAGTATTTACATTTCTAAGAGAAATAGAAGCAGCGCCCGGCTTTTCTTCTTGAGTAGTAACAGAAGTAGAGTTGATAGTACCTTTTTTCTTTCCTGAAGCGCCTACCATTCCTCCGACTAACGTTCCAAGTCCGGGAGCTATAACAGTACCTATCGCAGCACCAGTAAGCGTACTAGCTTTCTTTCCTTTTTGTGTTGTTTCCCCCGTAGTCGTTGTACGTTCTATAATTTTAGAGCCGGAAAAATTAAAGTTTTCAAATTCATAAAGTACGGGAGTTTCTGAGTATAAACCGATATAATATTGGCCGTCAACTGTTTTTCTAATAGTGTTAGAGTTAGAAAACTGATTACTTGCTGGCAAGGTTATTTTCGTTTCTAGCGCTGCTTTTTTTCTCATATCATTAGCTTTATTAAGGCCTTCCGCTGTTTTATCGATTGCGTTTTTGGTTAATTCTTTTATTTTATTAAAGTCCATTGTTTTATCCTTTTTTCTTGGATTTTAAATCCATTTATTAAATAACTATTTTAATAATGCCTGATATTCTTCTTTAACCATTACTTCATCAGTAGTGGTTTTTAAATTATAAAATTTCATGAAGTCAAGATAATTAAATTCAGACGGATTTTCTAATTGATCTAAAGCGTCCACCAGTAAATGATGTATCATGTTTCTATCAGCTTCATTTTCGCATTTAATCTTAGCATTCTTATATTCTTGCTCAGTATGGTCTATATGCCCTAACTCATGCAGTATAACTTGTTTTTGTTTCTCAGGCGCTAAGTCTTTGCTTACGAAAACTACTTTTATTTCGTCAATATAGATACCGTTTCTATTCCATAAATCATTGTCGAAGTATTCAATCTTGACGCCGTATTTTTTACAGATGTCTTCAATGCTCATTTTCTATTTAGATATATTTCTATGATGTTTTGAATGGCTTGAATATCATCTTCATTCAACGGTTTACCGTCAAATGTTTTAGCATTTTCAGCCATTTTTCGTAGGTCGGATGAAGTAAATTCGGGTTCTGTTGGTTTTTCAATTCTCAAAATATCATTTGTAGAAGTATTAAATATTTTTGCTAAAGCAATCAATTTCTTACCAGTAGGCAAATTGATACCACGTTCCCATTTTGAAATTGTGGTTTGAGATTTGTAACCTAACATACTAGCCAATTCGCTTTGTTCAATATTTCTTGTTTCCCTTAATTCTTTAATTCTTTGTCCTATTTCTAGGTGTTTTTCCTTGCTAACCATGACTTTTTTCTCCTTACGTTCTATAAGTCTATTATATAGAAGAAATGATTTAAAATCAAGTGAAACGATAGAAAAAACAAAAAAATATGAAAAAAAATCAAAAAAGTAGTTGACGAATGATTTTAAATCATGTATAATGAACTCATAAATCAAAAAATGATTTAAAATCATAAAAAGAAAGGAGTCTTGAATGGTACAACCAACAATTACTATAGCAGAGTTGAGAGCAAGACATGATAAAATGACTCAATCACAACTCGCAGAATTAGTCGGAGTCCGAACTCAAACAATTAATGCTTGGGAAAAGGACATTACATCTATTAAAGCTCAGCACCTTTTGAAATTGTGTGAAGTTTTAGGAACAACTGCAAGTGACCTTTTAGGGGTTTAATTTTTTACTAACCATATGATTTAAAATCATAAAATGAAAGTCAATAATATGATTACACCAACAAAAAAAGCACCGAACGGAGTCCGGCACTTGCTTAAAAAAATCTAACTTAATTATACCACAGAAAGGAAGAAATGGAAACAGTTCAAATAGTACGAATAAAAGACGTTATCATCGAGAAGATATCCGCGAATGATAAAGAATTAGGAAGTATCTTTGGTTGTACTGAACGACAAGCTGGGGATATGAGAAGGGAAATGAAGAAACTCCCTAGTCAACAAAAACACCTTCGGAATAGCGGGCAGCTAGTCACCATTAAAGGGTTCGACGAGTACCTACAATATCGAGGAAGTAAAGAATGGAAAAAGGAATTAAAAAAATGAAGCTATTAGATAAAATAACAAAATATTTCTTCGCGTCACAAAGATATGAAGAAAAAAACGTTGATTGGCGATTGGTGGCGTTAGACCTTAACCAACAACTTATCGAATCCGAAATGGAAAAGCAAGCACTTTATCAGCGCATTGCTGACTTAGAAAAATTATTAGGAGTTTAACATGAAATACTTTATACCAAAAATTGACATTGAATGCGAAAGTTTTGAAGAAACTGAATCATCTTTCGGTACGTTTCCAAGGCATGAATACCATTTTAAAAACGGTTACGGTGCAAGTGTTATCCATAACGAGTATTCTTACGGACTAGAGTTAGCCGTATTAAAATATAACAAAAAAACTGAAGAATGGAATCTTACCTACGATACAAAAATTACAAATGATGTAGTCGGTTATATCAGCGGTAAAGAAGAATTAGAAAAACTTTTAACAGAGATTTCACAATTAGAAAAGGAAAATTAACATGACAGAGCCAACTTTAACAAGCCAACTACTCGGATTTGTAATAACTTTTATTTGCTTTTTCGCAGCATTGATGTTCATTGAAAACAACGAGCAGAAACGACAAAGACAAAAAGAAGAACAAGAAAAACTAGATCAAGCAATTATTGAAGTTTATCAGCAAGGTAGAAATCAATTCAATAATATTGCACGCATGAACATTCGCAAATGCGACAGAACATTCACTTACGACGTCGAACCTCCTATCGGATTGAACTAGAAAGGGTAGAAAATGGTAACAATTAATAAACTTGAAATTGAAAACGTCAAGCGCGTTAAAGCGGTCAAGATTGAGCCTTCAGCAAAAGGCTTGACAATCGTCGGCGGTAACAACAATCAAGGAAAAACAAGCGTATTAGACGCGATAGCGTGGGCATTAGGCGGTAACAAGTACAAGCCTTCACAACCACAGCGCGAAGGCTCGACGCTTCCGCCAAGTCTAAAAATCACGTTATCGAATGGCCTTATCGTTGAACGTAAGGGCAAAAATAGCGATCTAAAAGTGATTGATCCAAGCGGAAATAAAGCCGGTCAGAAATTGCTCGATAGTTTTGTGGAAGAACTAGCGCTTGACCTTCCGAAGTTTATGGAAATGAACGACAAGGAAAAGGCTACAACCTTATTACAAATTATCGGGGTAGGCGATCAATTAGTCCAGCTCGAAATGGAAGAAAAAGCCAAGTATCAAGAGCGCCATGCTATCGGAGTGATCGCAGACCAAAAAGAAAAGTTTGCGAAAGAACAACCGTATTATCCAGACGCACCGAAAGAACTTGTTTCGATTGCCGAACTCATTCAGCAACAACAAGCTATCCTTGCAAAAAATGGCGAAAATGCTCGTAAACGTCAAAATTTAGACGTTATCGAAAACGATTATAATTTTGCTCTTGCAAACATTGAGCGTTTGGAGAAAGAGCTAGAAGAAGCTCGGATAAAAGAACGAGGACTAGCTCAAGACTTGGGTATTGCTCGCAAAGACGCGCAAGATCTGATAGACGAATCCACACAAGAAATTGAAGACAGTATCGCGAATATCGAACAAATTAACTTGAAAGTTCGAGCGAATTTCGACAAGGACAAGGCAGAAGAAGACGCGAAAGTATATCGTGAACAATACCGCGAATTAGACCTTGTTATTGAAGGAATCCGCAAACAAAAAACAGACTTACTCACGAACGCGGACTTGCCATTGCCGGGTTTGTCGGTGGAAGATGGCGAACTATTATATCTCGGTCAACGTTGGGATAATATGAGCGGTTCGCAACAATTACAAGTCGCTACGGCTATCGTTCGCAAGCTCAAGCCTGATTGTGGATTCGTCCTTATTGACAAGCTCGAGCAGATGGACCAGATCACACTCACGGAATTCGGAGCATGGCTTGAAAAAGAAGGATTGCAAGCTATTGCGACAAGAGTTTCAACGGGCGGAGAATGCTCGGTCATTATCGAAGACGGTTACAGCGTCAAACCAAACAGTTTTGAAAACGGACTATTAAACGGGGCAACAAATGGCGCACAAGAAACAGTCGCGCCAACTTGGCAAAACGGATTTTAATTAAAGAAAGAAGGAAACAACATGAAACACACAGATAAATTCGCAGTATTAAGAAATAAAAAAACAGGAGCTTTTTTAGATAAGTATAAAAGCAAAAAAGGGACGTTTGCTTATTCTGTTGAATATACAGATGATCTTAGACGCGCTGCAAAAAATGAACTCAAGGCAATCGAATCCCAAAAAGAAGATTTTGAAAAATTAGCAAACGCACTCAATTGTGAAATTTTAGTCGTAGAAGCGAAGTACACACTAAAAACGCTAGAAGGCAACGAACCGGAAGACTTGACCGAATCGATTGAAGACGCGAAACGGGAATATATCAAAGGGCTTCTAAAAGGCTTGCTAGACGACGAGGAGGACTAAAAAATGCAAATTACAAGAGGAAGGAAGGCACGGGCTCAAAAAGTCGTTATCTATGGTCCGGAAGGAATCGGAAAATCAACTTTTGCAGCACAATTTCCGGATCCGGTATTCATCGACACAGAAGGCTCGACGGACAATATGGACGTGGCTCGTATGGATAAGCCGACAAGCTGGGCCATGCTAAAGAATGAGATCGCGTTTATCAAGGCGAATCCGGACGCTTGCAAAACGCTAGTCATTGACACGATTGATTGGGCGGAGCAGTTAGCTGTATCTTATGTTTGCTCACAGCACCAAAAGAACGGAATCGAAGATTTTGGATGGGGCAAGGGTTATACATACGTCCAAGAAGAAATCGGACGCTTGTTGAATAGCTTGTCAGAGCTTGTGGATATTGGAATCAACGTTGTCTTAACCGCTCACGCTCAAATTAAGAAGTTCGAGCAACCGGACGAAATGGGAGCGTATGACCGATACGAATTAAAACTCGGACAAAAAACAAGCTCGAAAACAGCCCCGCTTGTCAAAGAGTGGGCGGATATGGTCCTATTCGCGAATTATAAGACGTTCATCATGACGACAGACGACGGCAAGAAAAAAGCACAAGGCGGAGAGCGTGTTATTTATACCAACCATCGCCCCGCATGGGACGCGAAGAACCGTCACGGCTTACCGGATCAATTACCATTCGATTTTGGAAGTATTGCTCATATCTTCGCAACTCAACAAGTGACACCGCAACCGCAACCTGAAACGGTACAAGCGGAAGTGAAACAGCCTGAAATTGCGGAAACACTAAACGCAATCGCGGATGATATTAAACAAGAGCGCGAACTTGCTAAACAAGCACAAAAGCAACCGCAAGCAACCGGCTTATTACCACAAGCACTTATCGACTTAATGGCACCGCATAACGTGACAGAAAGCGAATTGCAAGACGTGGCATATATTCGCGGACACTTCCCGATGGGTACGCCAATCGAGAACTTCCCGAGCAATTATTGGGATATGATCGTGGCGAATTGGGACGCTACACTTGAGGTTATTCAAAACCAAGTACGCGCAAACCCTGAATTACCATTTAACACTAACAATTTATAATTTTTTAAACAAAAGGAGAAACAAAAATGACACAACAACAATTTAACAACTTTGACCGCGAATACGACTGGAACGACACTATCCAAAAGGATTCTGAATACGTCCTATTACCTGAAGGTCTATACTACTATACTGTTAAAAGTTATGACCGCGGACGTCACACACCGAACCCGCAAAACCCCGGCAAATTACCAGCTTGCAACAAGGCAACGATTCACGTTTTAGTTGAAGCAAACGAGGGCGAAAAAGAACTCACGCACAACCTATTCTTGCATAGTTCAACCGAGGGAATGTTATCTGCATTCTTTGGTTCAATCGGACAAAAACGTAAAGGTGAACCGCTTCGCATGGATTGGAACGCGATCATTGGTAAAGTCGGAGTATGTAAGGTGGGAGTCCGCGAATATAACGGCAATAAATACAATGAAGTGAAAAGCATGATTTACGCGGAAGACGTTGATTATACGAAAGTTTTGAACGCACAACCGGGACAAGCAACGGCTGGATATCAACAACCAGCGCAAGGATTCAATCCCGGTAAATTTTAAGGGGGTATAAATGGAATTACGGCCTTATCAACAAGAGGCGCGGGAAGCCGTTCAGAAGGAATGGACGGAAGGGCGAAAACGAACCCTTCTAGTCCTTCCGACTGGAACGGGGAAGACGGTCGTCTTTTCAAAAATTATTGAAGATCAAGTCAGAGAAGGAAAACGCGTCCTTGTCCTTGCTCACCGCTCCGAATTACTAGACCAAGCAAGCGATAAGTTAAAGACCGCGACGGGACTCGGTACGGCACTAGAAAAAGCAGAAAATACCTCGATTGGTTCATGGTATCGAGTCGTTGTCGGTTCGGTTCAGACAATGCAACGGGAGAAACGCTTGAATCAATTCCCGCCTGATTGGTTTGACGTGATTGTGGTCGATGAAGCACACCACGCTATATCGGACGGATATCAGAAAGTTTTAAATTATTTTAAAGATTCGGAAGTCCTCGGAGTGACGGCTACACCAGACCGGGGTGATATGAAGAACCTCGGCTCATACTTTAATAGTCTAGCTTATGAATACTCATTAGTGCAAGCGATTAAAGACGGGTATCTATCCAAGATTAAAGCCTTGACAATTCCGATTGATCTTGACTTGTCGAGTGTTTCAATGTCTGCTGGTGATTTTAAAGCGAGCGACGTCGGAACGGCACTTGATCCCTATCTGGTACAAATTGCGGATGAAATGGCTGAATACTGCAAGGATAGAAAAACAGTCGTCTTTCTCCCGCTTGTAAAAACTAGCCAAAAATTCCGCGATATCTTAAACGAGCGAGGATTTAAAGCTGCTGAAGTGAACGGCGAATCGAAAGACCGGGCAAAAGTGCTCGAAGACTTTGAAAAGGGACGATATAACGTTCTTTGTAACTCTATGCTATTAACGGAAGGCTGGGATTGCCCTTCGGTTGATTGCGTTGTCGTATTAAGACCGACAAAAGTCCGGGCGCTCTATTCGCAGATGGTAGGACGTGGAACGCGTCTATTTCCCGGAAAAGACGAGCTTCTATTACTAGACTTTTTATGGCATACAGAACGGCACGAACTTTGTCGTCCGGCTCACTTAATTTGTGAAAGTCCGGAAGTGACTAAAAAAATGGTCGAAAACATGGAAGAAGAAACGGGCGTCGTGATTGACCTTGAGCAGATGGAAGTCAAGAGCGCGGAAGACGTCGTGGCAGAACGCGAAGAAGCACTTGCGAAACAACTTGCGGAAATGAGAAAACGGAAACGAAAACTTGTTGATCCGCTTCAATTTGAAATGTCAATTCATGCCGAAGACCTTTCGAGCTATGTCCCTAATTTTGGGTGGGAAATGTCCCCGCCTTCAGAAAAACAACTCCGAGCACTCGAAAAGTACGGTATTTTTACCGAAGAAGTCGGAAACGCTGGGAAAGCTAACTTATTACTTGACCGTTTGAATAAACGTCAAAGCGAGGGGCTGACTACACCGAAACAGATTCGTTTCCTTGAAAGTCGAGGATTTAAGAATGTCGGAATGTGGTCGTTTGAAAGTGCTAGAAATATGATTGACCGAATAGCGGCTAATGGCTGGAGATTACCAAGAGGCGTCGTTGCAAGGGAATATATACCAAGTTAAGAAAGGGAAGAATGAAATTTTTAGATTTATTTGCGGGAATTGGTGGCTTTCGTTTTGGGATGGAAAGCGCCGGTCATGAATGTATCGGATTTTGTGAAATAGACAAGTTCGCAAGGGCTAGTTATAAAGCAATCCACGACACAGAGGGAGAAATAGAATTACATGATATTACAACAGTTACAGATGAAGAAATCAGAGCAATCGGACAAGTTGACGTTATTTGCGGGGGATTTCCTTGTCAAGCTTTCTCGATTGCTGGAGCAAGACGAGGATTTGAAGATACGCGAGGAACTTTGTTCTTTGAAATTGCACGATTTGCAAGTATTCTCAAACCTAAGTATCTTTTCCTTGAAAACGTCAAAGGACTCCTTAACCACGACAGAGGAAACACCTTTAAAACAATCCTCAGAGCGCTTGATGGATTGGGGTATGATGTCGAATGGCAAGTGCTTAACAGCAAAAATTTCTCCGTCCCTCAAAATCGGGAGCGAGTGTTCATTATCGGACATCTTAGAGGACAACGTACCAGAAACGTTTTTCCTATCATCAGAGAAAATGCAAAATCTGATAATCAACAGTCAAAAATCGAAATAGTTGGTAACACTAAAAATCCGAATGGAACACGGCAAGGAACAAGGTCAATCGTGCATAGTGCAAACGGCATTATCGGAACTTTGACCGCAACAGATTACAAAGAGCCTAAACAAGTAGCTATACCAGTGCTAACTCCTGACCGAATAGAGAAACGGCAAAATGGCAGACGGTTTAAAACGGACGGTGAGCCTATGTTCACCTTGACTGCTCAAGATAGGCATGGAGTTGTCGTTGAAAACGAAATAAAAAAATATGGGACAATTCAACCAAACTATAACCAGAGCGGAGTTGTCTATGATACAGACGGAATAGCGCCAACGCTTCGAGCGTATCAAGGAGGAAATCTTGAACCTAAAATTATTCAGCGTGGTCATGGGTATAATAAAGGCGGAGAACATGACATCGCTCCTACTTTAACTAGCAATAGCTATCACGAAAACAATCATTTATCAGACGGTTTTAGAATTAGAAAGCTAACACCTCGTGAGTGTTGGAGATTGCAAGGTTTTCCAGACTGGGCTTTTGACAAGGCGCAAGAGGTCAACTCTAACAGTCAACTGTACAAACAAGCGGGCAATAGCGTGACCGTGAATGTGATTGCTGCAATAGCGGAAAGGTTATGAAAAAAGAAAGGGTAAAATGAACAACGAAAGAGAATTTGACTTGTTGCCATTATTAGAGCATATCAACCCGGCCGTTTTATCCTATCAAGAATGGATAAACGTCGGGATGGCTCTAAAACATGAAGGATATACCGCGTCAGATTGGGACAACTGGTCGCAAAATGATAGTCGGTATCGTAAATTTGAATGTTTCAAAAAGTGGGACACTTTCAACGAACAAGCCGGCTCGATTGTAACAGGTGGGACAATCGTCCAACTTGCAAAAGACCACGGGTGGGTGAATCCGTACTCAAGCGATAGCGAAGGTGCTCACGAATTAGACTGGAACGATACCATTGATAGAGATTACCGCGTTATCGATAAAAACTGGATTGAGGGTAAAGAGATTCATGAGCCTACTGTTTGGAATCCAGTCCAAGAAATCATCCGATACCTCGAGGCCTTATTTGAATCGTCCGAGAATGTCGGATACGTCACAGAAAGCTATCCAAAAGTAAACGACGAAACGGGCGAAATTGAAAAATGGCTTCCAACAAAAGGGGCGTATGACCGGACAGCCGGACAGTTAATTGAAGCCCTTAGTAAATGCAACGGCGATATCGGGGCAGTTCTCGGAGATTATCACCAAGAAGCTGGCGCGTGGATTCGTTTCAATCCGCTCGATGGTAAAGGCGCGAAGAACGAAAACGTAACTGACTACCGATATGCCCTTGTCGAATCGGATAGCATGAGCGTAGAAAAGCAAAATGCTATCTATAAAGAACTCGAGCTTCCTATCGCTGCTCTTGTGTATAGTGGGAACAAGTCCTTACACGCTATCGTTAAAGTGGACGCGGGCAGCTATGACGAATACAGAAAGCGCGTTGATTACTTATATAAGATATGTCAAAAGAACGGGATATCAGTCGATACACAAAACCGCAACCCGTCGCGCTTGTCCCGTATGCCGGGCTTCGAGCGAAACGGACAAAAACAATTTCTTGTCGATACCAATATCGGAAAAAGGAATTGGGAAGAATGGTATCAATATATCGAGGATTTAAACGACGACTTACCAGATCCGGAAGGGCTGGTCGATAGTTGGGACAATCTTCCAGAGCTAGCCCCTGAATTGATTGAAGGAGTCCTCAGACAAGGCCATAAAATGCTGATAGCTGGGCCATCGAAAGCTGGGAAGTCGTTTAGCTTAATTGAAATGTCAATCGCAATCGCTGAAGGTCGAAAATGGCTGAATTGGAATTGTACGCAAGGAAAAGTTTTATATGTCAATCTTGAATTAGACCGCGCTTCATGTCTTCATAGATTCCGCGATGTTTACGAGGCAATGGGATTGCAAGCGAACAACCTACAAAATATCGATATCTGGAACTTACGCGGAAAGACTGTACCGATGGATAAGCTAGCGCCGAAATTGATTCGTCGTTCACTCAAAAAGAATTATATCGCGGTTATTATCGATCCGATTTATAAAGTTTTGACGGGTGACGAAAACAGCGCGGACCAGATGGCGCACTTCACGAATCAATTCGACAAAGTAGCGACAGAGCTCGGGTGCTCGGTTATTTATTGTCATCACCATTCAAAAGGTTCGCAGAGTGGTAAAAAATCAATGGACCGTGCTAGTGGTTCGGGAGTATTCGCTCGAGATCCTGACGCTCTTATTGACTTAGTAGAGTTAGAAGTCACGGAAGAATTATACACGCAACGGATCAATCATACGGCTTGCAGAATTTATAAAGAAGCCTTACAAGAAAAGAATAATACATATTATCAACAATACGTCAGTCTTGACGATTTATATAACGCTAGCAGCATGAGAGCACACTTTGAAAAGGGAATTCAAGACGTGTTAGAACGTGCTCCGTACGTTGATAAAATCAATGACACACGTCGAGCGATTGAGATATCGACAGCGTGGCGCGTTGAAGGTACGCTTCGAGAATTCGCGAAATTTAAACCGGTGAATATGTGGTTCTCTTATCCGGTGCATTTCTTAGACGATTCGGGAATTCTTGCAGATATCCAGCTAGACGGTGATAAGCCTATGTGGCAAAAAGGACAAGAGGGACGGAAGTCAAAAGAACAAAATCAGAAAGAACGAAATGAGAAATTAGAAACGGCTTACTCGGCACTTTTTGATGGTTCTTCACCCGTAACCGTGAATGAATTAAAAGAATATTTAGGACTAAAATCGACAAAATCAGTTGAAAATTATATCCGTGAACATGACGGTTTTGACATCAAAAAAGGTATCGTTTTTCCTATAAAAGAAAAGGAAAAATAGGAAAAATACTAGAAGAATTCTTAGGAAAAATACAGTATTTTTCTTTTCCAGTTTTGGAAAAAGTCCAGTATTTTTCTTTTCTTTCCGAAATTGGAAAAATAGGAAAAAGTCTAGTATTTTTCCGGAAAAAAACAGCCTATATCCTTTTCAAGGATATTAAAAGGACTTTTCCTTCGTAAAGTCAAAGAGAAAAGGAAAAGGGGCTCAAGCTCCGCCCCTTTATCCTTTATCTCATCTTTGACAAAAGCGCGTATGGAAAAGCTAAAATAAAAAACTAAAAAGAAAAGGTAAAATATGAAAGTAAAATTTTTTAAGTCGAACGTGAGATTCTTTTCACAATTTGAAACGGAAGTCAATCTTTTTTTGGAATGGCTAGAAAAAGAGAAAAAAGTTTGGGTTAATACCGAGATCGAAACTTTAGGTGAAGATGTCATGATATTTGTATTTTACGAGGACGAATAATATGATTGAATTCTTTTTACCGATGGAGAAAATTCCAACAACAACTCACCAGCAGAAAAAGGTAAACGTTCGAAATGGCAAGCCGATTTTTTACGAACCGGTGGAGCTGCAAAACGCAAGAGCAAAATTTGAAAGTCTTCTATCGCGACACGTCCCCCCGGATAAAATACAAGGCGCGGTTCGTCTAACCGTTAAGTGGTGCTTTCCGATGGTAAAGGGAGCACACGACGGGCAATATAAAACGACGAAACCAGACACGGATAATTTACAAAAGCTATTTAAAGATTGCATGACAAAAGTCGGCTATTGGAACGACGACGCTCAAGTAACTAGCGAAATTTCTGAAAAGTTCTGGGCGAAGATTGTCGGGATCTATGTAAGAGTGGAGGAATGGAACGATGAATTACATACATTTCTTTAGCGTGGAAGTTCCGGAGTGGATGGCTAGAAGTAACCAGATGGCACAACTAGCCGGATTCGGTTCTGACCGGTACTGGCATTGGGTGGCGTCCTCGATTGCTGAAATTTGTAAAAAGTACAATGATAACGATCTAGTCGTGCAGCAATTCGGGCTCTTGTTTGAATGGCTCGAGGCTCAATCAGAAGGAGCGAAAACATGAAAGAAAAAACTTATTTTGAAATTTTGGAAGAAATGGAAAAAAATAACGAATCTAAAACGCGAATTGATCTCGGCGAAAAATGTTTAAACGCCATAAAAAGATTAGAAAAAAATAAAGACATTACAGCCGTTAATAATTTAGTCAAAATCAATGACGAAAATTATGATATCTGTATTACAAGATGGAAGGGTTCAGAAAATGGGACTAGTGAAATATGACAACGAGCAGAAAAAACGTTTTCGGGAAAATCTGAAAAAATTCACAGAGGAACAAGGACTTGCAAAAACAGACTTAGCAGACAAACTCGGGTATGCTTACAATACAGTTATTTCATGGTTCAGAGGCACACGCTTACCGAGTCAATTCGGAATCGAAACTCTTTGCGATTTTTTTAAGGTGACTGACGTCGAATTGTTAGGCTCACCGATGAAAGTCCGTACTTTTGCATATTACCGAAAAGACGAGCTGACTTCAGTCGGGACTTTACAAGAAATCGCAGATGAAACGGGAGCGAATATTCGGACGTTAAGGAGCTTGATCGCTACAACGAAAAATGAAAAGAAGACACGGGGGACGTATATCATAGAGATTGAAGACGAAACGCGTTACACGGTCGAATTTAAACAAACTTTTACAATCGATGAAATAAAAGCGAAAAATCTCGAGTGGTTACTGGATAACCCGATGGTTGAATTAAAGGAAGTGACGGAATGAAGTATAAAGTAACAGAATACAACTCAGATTTTCAAGAAGAACAAACGGGGACTTGTGACCTATGCTATGGTACTGCTTGGGTTGAGAATGGTTCAATCACGGTTGAGGATGAAAACGGAACTGAAACAGAAATTGTATTGACCGTTTGGGATTGGGGCGATTATGACACAATCTATATTGATAACGTGGTTAATTTCTCCGCTTGGTTACAAGAAAGGGATGTTGAGCCAATCACAGAAGAAACTAATGTTTGGTCGTGGTTAGATAAATTGGTAGAAAAATATAGCGAGGAACAAGAAGATGAATAAACAAGAATTGATAGAACGGTTGGAAGGTTTAAAAAATATTTTCGGGAATGAATGTGAATACGTCAAAATAGACTTTGTAATAGAACTTGCTTCTGAACTAGACGAACCGCAGAAAGTCAAAATCCCGCAGGTTGTAGCGGATGTAATCGAGGGTGCAAGAGAGGGAAGTGCAGAGTTGGAAGATGCGTTCGAGTATGTTTGGGAAGTAGCCACAGGAGAGTTACGCGAATGGTTCCGCAAACTTGAAAATAGAAATATTTTCGCCCGTGCATGGCTTGACGGCTACGAGGTTGAGAAAGAGAAGCGGTATATTGTAAAAGTAAAAGGAATGGAAGAAGGTTACGATATCCTAAATTATCGCACAAGCGCAGATAAATGGTTTTTTAGCGGGGAAACTGAACCGTTAGGTTTTCGCACAAAACACACCCGCAAACAACTTAAAGTAGGGGGCTTTGGTGAAGTATTTAATAACCCTTTGTTTGAAGTTAAGGAGGTGGAAGCATGACACGACCAAACAGATATCCATATACAAGAAGTCAATGGGTTGAAGAAAATTATATTTTTTTAACAAGCAGAAATACAATATATTCGACGTTAGATTTTTTAGAAAATCAAGTGACAGGAGAGAGGAAATATTGAAACGATTCTTAATCGGATATGCCTTGCTTACAACTTGCTTGCTATTTATGCAGCGGTCGATTATAGACCAACAAGAAAAGCCCTTGCTAGTTTATCACGCTGATAATCAAGGATCAGGAATAAAAGGAATTGTAAGCGAAAAGAAGAAAATAGGCAGCTTATACACGATAACGATAAATGATAATGTTTTCGTGGTGAATGAACAAAAGTATCAAAAAATTAAAATCGGGGACGAGGTGGAATTTTGAAAGTTTGGATTGTGAGAAAATATTTGAAGACAACTAGGATGGAATATAATCGAACGTCACCATTTGAAGAAGTTGAATTTAAAACGAAAGAAGAAGCGATTGCTTATAGAGAATCACAAAAGAAAGGCGTCTTCGATATCTATCAAAAAGAAATTTAAAATGCTATCTGGCTAGAAAGGTGGGAAGTTTGAGAATTGAAACACGATACGGATATTTAATAGACGCGCTTAGACGCTATCCATTCGATAAGGAAATAAAAGAACGTATCGAAGAAATTACTTTCCCGTATCAAAATTTTGACGAAAACTGGTATATCAAAAGTAAGACCGCAAAGAATACTCCCGAAGCCTTGAAAAATGTCATTATGAAAGAAAATGATCCAGAATTGATTCGACTTTATACGCTAACACAAGCGATTGAAGAATACAAGGCGGAATGCGGGAGTACGAATTGGGAAGCAATCAAGGCTCTTTATGTGACGCGAACAAAGAACGTTGAAGGAGTGGGGCTTGAGCTCTTTATGTCGAAAAATTCGGTCTATCGTCATATTATCAAACCTTTTTTTGAAGGACTAGAAAAGAAATATACAAGTATTTTTTTAAAAAGTCGCTAAAAGTTGGGAAAAATGCACGAAAAAAGGTGATAAAATTGTATTATCAGGAGAAAAACGAAAAAAAGTTTTTTTGAAGCGTTTCGATACGCTTCTTACGCGGGCGAAAGGTTTAACGGATTCCTTTATATTTAATCGTTTTTTACCAAACATAGAGTAAGTGCATATCTTCCTTTGGTTTTTATTTTATATTTTCAGGCGGTTCGATTCCGCCCGTCCGCTTAGACAAGGTTTTTCATGAGTTTTCCTTGTCAACCTTTCCATTCTACTCGACAGCCCTTCCGGGGCTGTTTTTTGGTGCTTATATGAAAATTGAAACAATAAATATTGCTGACGTGGTGGAATACGAAAATAACGCGAAATTACACCCGCAAGAACAAATTGAAAAAATAAAAAAATCAATCCTCGAATTCGGAAATAATGATCCTATCGCAATAGATGAAAATAACGTCTTAATTGAAGGGCACGGAAGATTGAAAGCCTTAAAGCAGCTCGGATATGATGAAGTGGAAGCTATTCGATTATCTCACTTGTCCGAAGAACAAAAGAAGGCCTATATCTTGGTGCATAATAAGCTGAATATTGATACGGGATTCGACGCTGATTTATTAAGCGCGGAATTAGAAGATATCTTCACCGTCGATATGAGCGAATACGGATTCGAGCTTCCGGGAGTTGACTTTGGTTTTTCGGATGATACACCAAAAGAGGATGAAGGGGAATTTCATAGAGAAACAACAATCAATCAGTACAATCTCGATTTATTCGAGCCCGGAAAAACTGAAGGGCGTTTTGAAATGCCTATCCTTGAACCAGTGGATCATATCCCTAAAAAGTTACAAGGGTTTAATTACGTTTTAAACAAGCCCGATTATGAAGCGGGCGTTCATTTCTTCCTTGACGATTATCAATTTGAGAGAATCTGGCAACGTCCGGAATTTTATATTGAGAAATTAAGTCAATTTGATTGCGTGCTAACGCCGGGCTTTAGCTTATATATTGATATGCCGGTGGCTATGCAAGTATGGAACGTTTACCGCTCGAGGTTAATCGGTCAAGTTATGCAACGTTACGGTTATACAGTTATACCGACGGTATCGTGGGCGTATTCGGATAGCTTTTCATTTTGTTTTGACGGGTTGCCGGTAGGCGCTACACTTGCGATTAGTACAATCGGGGTTAAACAAAATGAAGAACAATTTGAAATATGGAATAACGGGATGGACGTCATGATCGAGCTGCTGAAACCGAAAAGATTATTGGTTTATGGCGGTGAAGTCGAATATGATTATGGAGATATTGAAGTACATTATTTTGAAAATGCAACGACAGAAAGGATGAAACATGGAAGCTAAAAAGCTAAAAGAATTATTTGAAAAGTATTTAAACATGATAAATTTAGGGGAGTATTATCTCTATAGTGATCTGGAATTGTATCATGTAACGACTGGTGAATCGCGTTTTTATAAAACGGTTGAAGAAGTGGTGGCAGATAAAGAAGTAAATGCCTTACTTGATGGTATTCAGTTCAATATCTTTTCTGGTGGCCGTGGTGCAAGTTCCGGCAAAAGTGGAAAAGGTAGCAAGGGCGAATTAGGCGGAGGTTTTACGAGTGCAAAAGATGGAGAGGACAAATCGTATTCCGCGAATCCGGCGCCGTTTAACTATGGCGGGAGAAGTCAAAATTTAGATTCAGTCGTCAGTAAATTTATAAATGATTATGGAAGCGCGAAACGTGAATACGCGGTATCGGTTGACGATCAGGGGTTCGCTCATTCGTACCGTATCGGCAACGCTCATAGCGTTAGTATAATAGCTGGGGCTGGGCATACAGTTGTACACAATCACCCGGGCGGAGGAAATTTTTCAAAAGCTGATCTTTTAAATACCGCTGGTTCAAACAGAAAAGGAATCATTGCAACGAATAAAGACAGTTATTATCATTTTGAGAAAACTCAAAAATTCGACGCTAAAGGATTCACGAAAGCGGTAAACAATGCGAAATGGCCTAAAGAAATGTCATACGACCAAGGTTCAGATTGGTGGCTTCGCAAGAACGCTGGCAAGTTTGGTTATAAATACGACAAGAAGAAGGTCGGGAATATCGGAACAAGTGATTATACAAAATTAAGTGGCGGTGGTTATATTTCGCCGTCGAACTTACCATTCTAAAACAAATTAAACAGTAAGGAGGGGAGGCGATGTCGAACGAAAACTTGATTCCACTTAACGAGCGAACAAAGGACGAGCAAAGGGAAATTCAGAGAAAAGGCGGTATCGCCTCCGGGAAAGCTCGAAGGGAAAAAGCAGACTTAAAAAAGAAAGTCAACGAGATTTTAGCAATGGACGTCTTCAGTCCGCAACTTAAAGAAACACTCGAAGAAAAGGGCTTGAGCGCTACAAACCAGACGGCAGTCGTGACGGTTCTTTTGCAAAAAGCCTTAAAGGGTGATATGCGAGCGATTGAGCTTCTGGCTAAGATGAACGGCAACGAGGGCACAAAAGACAGCCTTGATAAGAAAGAGCAGAAAGAACGCGTTAAGGCAATGCAACTCGAGAATAAGAAGCGCGAGCAGCAACTTGAAGGCGGTGTTGCTTCTGAGGATATCATGGCTGATTATTTCGATAAGCTGGAAGGGGTGATTCAAGATGGCACTTGACCGGCTTTATACGGACAAACAAATTAAAATCTTGAGGCGTTCCCTTGCCCGTGATTGGTATATGATGATAAACCACGGGGCGGTTCGTGCTGGTAAGACTAAGCTAGACAATGATCTATTTTTAATGGAATTGAAGCGCGTTAAAAAGAACGCTGCAAAAGTCGGGGTTCAAACTCCGATGTATATCTTAGGTGCGGTTTCGTCTGGGACGTTGCAAACAAACATATTGCGCGAGATCACAGACGCTTACGGACACGAATTCCGTTTTGATAGACACGGGAATTTTACGCTTTTCGGGGTGTATGTCGTGACGACGTTCACGGGCTCGATAGCGGGGTTAAAAGCTATTCGTGGTATGACAGCCTTCGGAGCGTATGTAAACGAGGCGACGTTGGCGAATAAAGAGGTATTTGACGAAATTTTAAAACGTTGTTCGGGATACGGTGCGCGTATTATATGCGATACCAACCCGGACCATCCGAAACATTGGCTGAAAGTTGATTATATCGACAAGGCAGACGGTGAGAAAATACTTGCCAATCATTTTACAATTTTTGATAATACATTCTTGAATCAACGATATGTCGATAACTTGATCGCAACGACGCCTTCCGGTATGTTTACTGAACGCGGTATATACGGGCGTTGGGTGATTGGTGAAGGTGCGGTATATCGTGACTTTAAAGAAGATATGTATGTAAACGAATTGCCCGAGCACTTCGCGAAGATTTACGCGGGGGTTGACTGGGGTTATGAGCATTACGGCTCTATCGTGGTCGTCGGTCAGACCGAGGCCGGCGATGTATATATCTTAGAGGAGCACGCTCACCAATATAAAGAGATTGATTTTTGGGTAGATCTTGCAAAAGATATAAAAACGCGTTACGGTGATATATTCTTTTGGGCTGACTCGGCACGTCCCGAGCACGTCGGGCGGTTTAACCGAGAACGGCTCAAGTGCTTTAATGCTTACAAGTCAGTATTATCTGGTATTGAAGAAGTGGCGAAGCTCATGAAGGGTGGTCGCTTTTTTGTTGCTTCAAATAAGGTACGCAAGTTCAAAGATGAAATCTATCAGTACGTTTGGAACGAGCGAACGGGTGAACCGGTAAAAGAGCATGACGACGTTCTGGACGCGGTAAGGTACGCGATCTATTCACAGCACGTTTACGATACGAGCAGCACAGTAAAAGAACGTATGACAAGCGCGCAATACTATTTCTAAAAAGGAGGAATGAAAGAAATTGAAATTCTTAAAAGGACGACGTTTTGACGAGAGCGCCAACCGTCAATTCATGATGACAATCGAAGATTTTAAAACAATCGAATTTGAAAGTCAGAAATGGATTGCACGGTTAAAAAATTTCGTCGGAACTCACCGAGCGGAACAACTGGACCGCTTGAAAGAACTGAAACGATATTATCTGGCTGATAATAATATCAAATATCGTGACGAGAAAAGCGATAAATACAGCGCAGATAATCGAATCGCGAGCGATTGGGCGAAATATATTACTGTTTTTGAACAAGGGTATATGCTCGGGAATCCGGTCGAATACAAGAACGAAAACGCAGAAATCCAAGCATTGATCGATAATTTTAGCAAACAAAACAACGAGCAAGAGCATAACGTGGCTATTAAAACAGACCTAGCTATTTATGGTCGAGCTTATGAATTGCTAAATACGTTTCAGGATGTGGACGGTAGCGTTTGGGTGAAACTCTATCGAATGAACCCGGAACAGACTTTTGTCATTTATGATGATAGTTACGAGCAGCGCTCTTTAATGGCCGTCAATTACTACTCTATCAGTTACGGAAACGGACACAAACGCGATTTTGTGAAAGTATATACCGATGATGCCATATACGAGTATGTGGACGACAATCAGGAAGCGGACACGCTTCGATTGAAAGAAACAAGCGAGCATTTCTTTAACGGCGTACCAGTGAACGAGTTTAGCAATAACACAGACCGAACCGGAGCGTTTGAAGCCGTGCTAGATTCTATCGACGCTTACGACTTATCACAATCGGAATTGGCAAACTTCCAGCAAGATAGTAACGAGGCTTTACTGGTTATTTCGGGCAATCCGTTTACCGGGGTTGACGATAAAGACTTTTTAGAAGACGGTCGAATCAATCCTAACGGTCGCTTGGCTGTTTCGCAGTCGTTCAAGAAAGCAAAAATCTTAGTTCTTGACGATAACCCGATTCCGGGAGGTTCTTCGCCGTCTGCTCACTATCTAGTTAAAACGTACGATACAGCCGGAGCAGAAGCCTATAAAGAGCGCTTAGTGAATGATATTTTACGTTTCACCTTCACGCCGGACACAACCGATAACAACTTCGGAGGGGTTCAATCGGGCGAAGCGATGAAATATAAGATGATGGCAGCAGATAACTACCGAGGCAAACAAGAGCTTTTGTTTGAAAAGGGGCTCATGCGTCGCTTACGTCTAGCGGTCAATATCTGGAAAATTAAGGGGAATGATTCAGGAAATTATGCCCTTATCAACGAAACCGATATCGTATTCACTCCGAACATTCCACAAAATAATAATGAAATGGTGGCAATCGTTAAGAATCTTTACGGCGTCGTGAGTGAACAGACTATTGTCGAAATTCTTGAGCGCGTGACTGGAGTCAATGCTGAAACGGAATTGGAACGATTGAAGGAAGACACGGAAAAGGCGCTTGAAATGTTACCACGAATCACACAAGAAAACGAGGTAGCGGATGAACAAACCGAAGAATCTAACAAGCCATGATGAATACTGGACGGGACGCGCTCGAGAAATATTCGAGTACGTTGACCGAAAAGATATTGATTTTTTTGCTGAGTTAGAAAAAACTTACCGGGCGCAGTCGGTGAAGCTACAAAGAGCGATTTTTGACTTTTATACAAAATACGCTGAAAATCACGAAATGACCTATCAAGACGCTATGAAGCGCTTGAGGGGTGAAGATTTAAGCGATTATGTGGAAAATGCTCGGAAGTATCGCGAAGAAGCTAAAAACAATCCGGAATTGTTAAACCGTTTAAACGAACAATATTCGGCAGCTCGAGCGATTAGAATCGAAGCCTTACACGCTGAAGCAGTATATCGCGCTGGCGTACTTGCCGGGGCGCTTCATAAGAGTTTTGAAAAGTATCTATACGACGTTGCGGAATATGCTTATAAAAAGGCTCATGGTGGCCGTACGGGTGCGGTCAACCGTCCAGCGTTTGAAGAAGTTATAAAAACACCCTTCAACGGCCGGAACTATTCCGAGCAACTTTGGGGGAATACTGACACGCTAGCGGATAGCTTAAAGAAGGTTTTCCGTCAAGGCTTCATTCGTGGGGATAGTCCCCATGAAATGGCGCGAGAAATACGAAAAGAGTTCAACGTGGCGCGTTCGCGAGCTGAAACATTGATTCGGACGGACGCGACGGCAATCATAAACCGCGCAACCATAAAACGATATAAACGTGAAGGCTTGAAATACTATCGGATTTTGGTCGTTTTAGACAATCGGACGACTCAAATTTGTCGGAGAATTGCACAAGAGGACAGATTATATAAACTAGAGGACGCGCAAGTCGGGGTTAATATGCCCCCGTTCCATTATAATTGTCGCTCTACTATTATGCCGGATGAAGGCGAATTAAACGGGGAAGGAGTGGAAGAAAAAAATGATGTTTAATATCTGGGATCTTGTTTCTTGGATTGCTGGCTTAATCTGTTTTTTGATTTTGGTTTTGGTAGGTTGGTCTATCATTACCGGATTGATTGACGGAATTAAAAAAGCGAATAAAGAACGTTCAAATAGATAAGGGGGTGATCCGTTATCTTGACAAGCGGGAATAGACCGCTTTTTTTGTTGTCCAGACTATGCGGAAGACGTTAAAAGCTGCAATGTTTCGCCGCCGGGCGTAAAACGAGAATATCGATTGATGGCGTAACCATCGGAGGAAATAAATGTCAGAAAATACACAAGCAACCGTTGAAACTGAAGCACTTGAGCAAGACGTCACTCAGGAAGAACAAGTTGAAACTAAGCAAGAGAAAACGGAAAGAACCTTTACACGGGCAGAAATTGGCAAAATGCTAGCGGCTGAACGTGCGAAGTGGGAAGACGAACAAGCGGAAATTATCGAACAAGCGAAAAGCGAAGGTGAACGCTTAGCTAAAATGACAAAAGACGAACGCGCAAAAGAAGAAGAAGCGCGACGAATTCAAGCAATCGAAGAACGTGAGCGTGTACTTGCTGAAAAAGAAATGCGAGTGGCAACTCAAACGCTTTTGAGCGAAGAAGGATTGCCGGTTGAATTCTTGGATTTTGTTATTTCTGAAACCGCGGAAGTCACCAAAGAAAAAATCGGGTTATTGCGCTCGGTATTCGATAAAGCGGTGGAAAGTCGCGTCGATGAACGTTTGGCACAGAAAGCACCACGAAAGGGAACTGGACCGGTATCGCTGACAAAAGCTGAAATTATGGCGGTTGAGGACGACGAACAACGTCAAGCCTTAATTGCTGCAAACATTGGATTATTTAAAAAATAGAAAGGGCTAAAATATGGCTGAAAAAAAATTAACAACTATGAACGACTTAGGCGAAATTAAGTCTATTGATTTTGTCAACAAGTTTTCTAAAAACATTAACGACTTGCTTCGTCTTTTGGGGGTTACACGTCGTCAAGAATTGACAAATGACCTTAAAATCCAAACGTACAAATGGACGACTGATATCGACAATACGGTAACGGCTGAAGGTGAAACAATTCCACTTTCAAAAGTAAGTCGTGCTAAAGATCAAGAATACACCGTTACATGGTTCAAGAAACGACGTGCGGTATCTGCTGAAGCTATCGCCCGTCACGGTGCGTCACGCGCTATTTCAGAAGCTGATACACGTCTTCTTCGCGAAATTCAAAATGGAATCAAAGACGGCTTCCTAGATTACCTTAAAAAGACTAAAACTAAAGTAAAAGGAAAAGGCCTTCAACAAGCTCTTGCGAATAGCTGGGGCAAATTGAGCACTTTCAACGAATTTGAAGGTTCTCCGCTTGTATCATTCGTAAACCCGCTTGATGTCGCAGAATACCTCGGAACAACAGCCGTTGCGTCTGACGCTTCAAATGTGTTTGGCTTCACACTTCTTAAAAATTTCCTCGGTATGCAAAACGTTATCGTTATGCCATCATGTCCGCAAGGTAAGATTTACACAACAGCCGTTGAGAACTTGGTATTCGCTTATCTAAACGTTGCTAACGGTGACTTGGGCGGATTGTTTGCAGACTTCACGGATGAAACGGGCGTAATCGCTGTAAGCCGTGACCGTCACTTGAACAACCTTACTTTTGAATCTGTATTCTTTGGAGCTAACGTTCTTTTTGCTGAAATTCCAGATGGCGTGGTTGAGGCTACAATCGAAGCACCAGTACCAGTACCAGTACCAGTACCCGGTGGATAATTAAGGGGTAAACGATGGCAGCTATTGAACTAGAAAAAGTAACGAAAGAAATTCGTTTATTGAAAGGAATTCCGGAAAGCGACAAAGAGCAAGACGAACTTTTGGCCTTAATTGTAAAGGATAGTTTCGAGCGTATTATCGCGTTCGTCAACCGTTTTTCGGACTTTCCATTGGCAGATTTGCCGGATAGCGTGAGCTATATTCTTCGTGATGTGGCTGTCAGTCGATTTAACCGCTTAAATTCTGAAGGGGCAACCGCTGACAGCGAAGAAGGCCGGAGTTTTACTTGGGAAGACAGCTATCTAACAGATGATAACAAGGCGATTTTGGAAAGCCTAGCAGTCAAAAATCGCGCCCGTGGAATCGCTAGATTTATTTAAAAAGGGGGCGCGTATGATTTACAATGATCGCGTTGTTTTGATTTTTGAAACACGTCCGACTGATGAATTGTTTGAAAAAACGGGGAAACGTAACAGCTCCCCGATACCTTGTATGAAAAATGCCATGTCAAACTATGAAATGATGGGGCTTTTTGGTAAGTACGACTTCGACGCGTTCAAGTTGCACTTGCAAGGTATCCACAAGGATTTTTCCGAAGTGATTTATAAAGGTCGTAAAATGAAAATCAAAGGCAAAAGATACCATCATAATAGCACGGTGATTTATTTATGAGTTTTACTTATAAAGTCAAGGGGCTCGATAAGTTCATTCGACGCGTACAAGGTAAACCAAAACAGGCAAGACGGGCAGTAAGCGCGGAGCTTCAACGTTCGGCCTTACGGGTTGAGCGTAAAGCTAAAATGAAAGCAGCAGTAGATACCGGCTTCATGCGGAACGGTATCTTTGTTGCTAGAGTGGGTATGTTACGATACAAAGTAACGTCACCGGCTGGTTATTCCGTCTATGTGGAACTTGGAACGCGTAAAATGAAGGCGCAACCTTTTCTCGGTCCGGCATTAAAAGAAGAAAGTGAGGTTCTATTTAAGAACCTTCGCAAAATGTTTAGGAGGTGATTTATGACTTTTGAAACACCTTCAGTAAAAGCGCTCGCGAATATTCGCGAAAAATTGAAGCCGTTAAACTTTCCGATTTACTTTAATCTTCCAGAACCGAAAACGCTAGAGCCGTTTATTGTTATCGGTCAAACGAGCTCGGACACGTCGAAAACAGTCCAAACGGGGCTCGTTATCGAGGATTTAGGCGTTCAGGTGGATATATTCCTACCGGGCGATGAAAGTCGCGGAGAGGTCGAAAGAGTGCGCTCTGAAGCTATCAGGCGTATAGGAAGAAATTCGAGAATGGCTACAAATGTTTTAAAAGATAATACAGTAGGTCGTGAGGTCTATCATATTGTCTTAAATTTAACAGAAATTATTTATTAAAAAGGAGTTTTAAAATATGAGTGAAGCAGAAGACAAGGCAAAAATTAAAATTACGATTGCGAAGCCAATCGTAGGTAAAAAAGTATTTTACTTTATTCAATCAATTCACGCAGAAAAAGGCACGGGAGCAATGCTTCCAGCTTATCGTAAAGATGGCTCTACTACTATGGGTGGTGAGTACATCGACGAACAAACACAACAAGGACGTTTGCTTGAAAAAGCAACTGACGAGCACTCAATCGAGTTGACTCAATACTTTGCACCAAAAGATCCATCAGTTCAAGTTATCTTGGACGCTCAAAAAACGGGTGAATCAGTCAAAATCTGGCGCGTTATCGTTGACGAAAGCGTAAAAGACACGTCAACCGGAAAAGACACTTATCCAGCGCAATTCGGTTACGGTAAAATCACAGACGATATCGAGTTTGACGACGCGATCGATGGATTTACTGAACTTAACTATACAGTCGGAATTGTTGGACGTCTTCGCGACGGGAAATTCCCGCTTTCAACCGAAGAAATCAATATGCTTAATGAAGTATATGATTACCAAAATCCGGGCGAAACAACTGGCGATTACAACAACATCACACGCTAATTTTTCAAGCAAGAGGGCCGTCAAAAGCCCTTTTGCTTTTATTTTTTTAACTAAAAGGAGTATAAACTATGGAATTTACAGTCGGAAGCCGTGCAATCGAAATTAAATTTGATTATATGCTTATGTTTAAAGTCAATCGTGAATTATCAAGTCGCGACGATAACGGGCAACCAAACGAGGACGGCGTGGGCGCTTTATTCCTTCGCGTTGTGGAGCGTAACGATTTGGCGTTGGTTGATTTAATCAAGTTATGCGCAAGTAAGAAAGCGAAAGCTGTATCAGACGATGAAGCATTGACAGCTATTTCAGCTAAATTGGAAGAATTGGGCGCGACAACTACCGAGCCAATCTTTAAAGCTATTGAAGAAGAAATGGTGGATTCAGGTTTTTTCAACGAAAAAGTTTTGAAGTATATCGAGAAGCTCGAATTGGCCTTGAAGTATTTGAAGGCGAAAGCAGAAACAGCACAAGATCAAGCAACGGCACAATTCCAGATCGAACAAACGGAAGCACAAATTGGAAGGTTGAAGAACGCAATCTCTTAATCGAGTGCGCCCGTTTAGGTCTAACAGATACGCGAATCATTTATTCTTGCAGCAAAAGGGAGCTTGACGCGATTCGCGAAGGTCTATACTATCGCAGTATCGAAGAAAGAGAAAATCTTGTCGAGCTTGCTTTTAATTTGCGATATACGCTTAACGCGAAAAAAGCAGAAGTAAGTAAATTGAGCAAGAAAAAGGATCGCGATAAAGTTAGACGCTTATTCAGTCCAAAAGACAACGACAAGAGGAATAACGAGGATTTACTCGCGAAAATCGAACGATTGAACGAGCATTTCCGAAATAGACATTAAAAAAAAGAAAAAAGGAGGTGAAGTGATGGCTTTTGATGGCTCAATCGAAGCCCTTATTGGTGCGGATTTAACCGAATACGATAAGGCGATGAACGAGGTCGTTAATTCAACTAAAAAAGCGTTTGAAACGGCCGCGCAATCTGCTTCTAAAAGCGCTAATCAGATGATTCGCGAAGTTGGGGAATTGATGAACCGACTAGCAAGCAATAATCAATCGTTAGGCTCTAAAATCGGTCAAGGTCTGACTGGTGGCTTAAAAATCGCTATGGGTGAGCTTCAGCGTATCGCTTCAAACATTGGCGCAAAATTGCCCGAACCCTTGAGAAATGGCCTTATCCGTCTATCGAATGATATAAAAGGCATTTTTGGGACGATGAAAAACGAAATTTTGTCGTTCGGTTCAAAAGTTAATTCAGGGTTTAAAAAAGCGTTTAGTTTTGATATCGCAAACGCGATAAAATCACCAAAGAGCGCTTTTGCAGAAATGGCGAACAGTATCGATTCGATGGCGACACGAATCAGTTCAAAAGCTCATTCAATCGGTTCGGTATTCGCGAATTCTGCTAAAAATATGAGTGGACCTTATAAGTCCGCGTTTAATGACATTGCCAATAGTTTAGCAGCTTTCGAGGCTCGCGTTTTATCGGCAGCGCAACGAGTGACAAGCTCGCTCGGTCAAAGTGTTTTGAATCCTATCAATTCGTCATGGTCTAGCTTGTTTTCAGGCTTGACAACAAAAGCAAACAGCTTCGCGGATCGAGTTAGTAACTCATTCGGTGGGCGTTTGTTATCAGCAACGAATAGGCTCGCGACACAAGTCGGAGGGACACTCGGAAATGCGTTTCAAACAACCGGGCAGAAAGCTGTTAGTGCTTTAACTGGAATTGTAAGCCATACGAACAGCGCTACAAGTGCTTCTAGTGGGTTATTGAAACAAGTTATCGGAGTTGCTGCTGCATATAAGGCTTTTGATCTTGGAAAGCAAGCAATCAAGAGCACAATTTCAAAAGCGGCCGAGTTCGAGGCTAAAATGAGCAATATCAAGGCGGTTACTGGCGAAAGCGCAGAAACGATGAAGAAATTCAACGACGCAGCTATTAAAGCCGGGGCAGATACAGCCTTTTCAGCAGCAGAAGCAGCGGACGCCGTGGGTGAACTAGCAAAAGCTGGGGTTTCCACGCAAGACATCCTAAACGGTGGACTTACCGCGTCGCTTAACTTAGCAACCGCTGGGGAGCTCGACTTGAAGGAAGCAGCGGAAATTACTTCGACAGCTTTAAACGCGTTTAAGCGTGACGGTATGAACGCAACGCAAGCAGCGAACCAACTAGCGGGTGCAGCGAACGCTTCAGCGACAGACGTCCACGAATTGAAGTACGGGCTTTCTATGGTCGCGCCGGTGGCTTCAGGGCTTGGCTTATCATTCCGTGATACCACAAACGCCCTTGCAGTATTCGCGCAAAACGGACTTAAAGGTTCAGACGCCGGTACATCGCTCAAGACTATGCTTATGAACTTGCAACCTTCAACAAAAGGGCAATATCGAGCAATGCGCGAACTCGGAATCATAACCGAGGATGGAGCGAACCAATTCTTCACGGCAGAAGGAAAAGTAAAATCGTTCGCAGAAATTTCTCAAGTTTTGAAAGATAAACTGGGAGGTTTAACAGACGCAGAAAAACAAATGGCCTTGAAGACGTTATTCGGTACGGACGCGGTGCGTGCTGCAACTATCGCAATGAACGAGGGAGCAGATGGCGCAAACAATATGCAAGCCGCTATCGATAAAGTAACAGCGGCGCAAGTAGCAGCGGAAAAATTGAACAACTTAAAAGGGGCTATCGAGGCCTTGAGTGGTTCGTTTGAAACGTTACAAATTAAGGTCGGAACGGCAGTATTGCCGGTGCTTACAACGTTAGTAAAATACGTTGATAAGTTAGTGGATAAAATTTCCAACTCAAAAGGTTTACAAACATTCCTTGACGCTTTAAACTCATTGAATCCAGCTCTTAATCAGTTTTTGAACGGGACAAAAATGACCGAGCAACAAGCTAAGAAATTTGAAAGCGTGATGGTTAGACTAAAACCAGCTATCGCTGGGGTGGTAGGTGCTTTCGCGTTTGGTCCGGCGGTTAGCAATCTTACCTCACTCTCTAAAGGTTTGGGGTTTGTTGCTTCTAAAACGCTAGAATTCGGAAGTATTACAGCGGGTAGTTTACAAACGGCTAGCGGTTTAGTATCTAACTTCACGGGTAAAATGGCGGGAGTTCCGGGGGCTATTGGAAGCGCTGCTTCACAAGGCCTTTCGATTTTAAGCATGATGACTAGCGGAATCGCTTCAGTTATGGGAATCGCCCTTGCTGCTATTGGTCCAGCAGCTATTCTCGGGCTTGTTGTCGCTGGTTTAGGTTTAATCAATAGCCAATTCGGACAACAAATAGATCAGTTACTAAATACGGTAACGACTAAAGGACCACAAATTATTCAAAATCTTGTTTCGGGTATCACGTCACAAATTCCAGCGCTTATCGCTTCCGGTGCGGACTTAATCGCAAAACTGGCGCAAGCATTCGCGACAATGTTCCCGGTTATCATTGACGCGGGAATTCAGCTTATCGCTAGCTTAGTGCAAGGGGTGGGGCAAAATGCCGGCTCTTTGATATCTTCAGCGATAACGATTATCGGAACGCTTGTAAATACGTTACTATCAGCATTACCGCAATTACTTTCTATCGGTATGCAATTACTGGTAAACGTGACACAAGGTATTTTGCAGAATATCCCGCAATTACTTTCAACAGCTCAACAAATTGCGACGAACTTTATCAATAACTTGCAAGCGAATTTCCCTCAGATTTTAGAACAAGGGATTCAAATTTTAATGAATATCGTAAAAGGTATCGTTCAAGCGTTGCCGACGATTATTCAGATTGCGACGCAAGTTATTGTCGGATTCATCCAAACGATTCTCCAAAACTTGCCGGCTATCTTGCAAGGTGGTATTCGTTTAATTGTTACATTGGTTCAAGGTTTAATTCAAGCCTTACCACAGATCGCGCAGAGTGCGGTTCAGATTGTCGGCCAATTTATCAACGGACTTGCTCAAGCATTGCCGCAACTTATTGTTGCCGGTTGGCAATTAATTGTCCAACTCGCAATGGCGATTATTAAGGGCTTGCCAAACATCGTCAAAGCAGCTTGGGATATTATCACGGGATTCGGTAAAGCATTGCTCGAATTCATCCCGAATGCGCTTAAAGGCGTAGGCGAAGCAGTAGGGAACTTCTTCGGTGGTCTTTGGGACTTTATTTCTGGTAAGTCTGAAGAAGGCGGAGCGAAGGTTCAAGCGACAATCAGCGCGACATCGGACCATATCGAAGCTCGAAGCGGAACGACAACCGCTAAAATTACCGCGGACGCTTTCCTTGCGAATACGGGCGTAAGTACAAATTACCAACAAATGCAATCGAGCGTTAGCACGTCCACAGACGCTATGTTAATGGACGTCAATAATAATATGCTTGGTATTACCGATAGCGCTACAACTCAGACAACGACAATGCAGCAAAATGTTTTGTCAAACTTTGGTCTTATGAACGCGAACGGTACTTTGCAAGCTCAACAATTCGCAACAAATAGCGATATGGCATTTACTCAAGCGCAAACAAATGCGACAGCTCAAACGAGCGCTATGAGTTCAAACGTTGTTTCAAACGTTAGCGATTTAAACGCAAACGCAAGCTATCAACTAGATCAGTTACTTAACAATGCGAACGCTAGCACGGCCGGCGTATCTACTACCGCGAATACGAACGCTTCTATTGCGAATACGGGAGTTGTTTCAAACTTCCAACAAATGCAAGCGGGCGCAGCAGTCGCGACAAGTGCGCTAGCAGCAAGCGCGGAATCTGATTTCAATCGCGTTTCACAAAGCGCGGAACAATCAAGCGCGCAATTATCGCAATCGGTAGCTAAGAATTATCAAGAAATGCAAAATACCGTTACAAAAGCTATGCAAGCAACAGCTCAAGCGGTTCAAACTGGACTTGATAAAATTTCACAAGTTAGCACTCAAAGCGGGGCGCAGATGGCTAAAACGTTTAATGAAACGTTTAGAAATGTCACAACAAGCGCAATAAGCGGAATGAACTCTTTTGTTAGCACAATGCAATCGGGACTTTCTCGCGTTACGTCGCTAGCTTCCAGCGCGAACAATAACATTGCCGCAACGTTTAGAAGCCTTCCGGGCTTGTTGAGTAGCGTCGGTTATAATGCTGGAATTGGTCTATATAATGGTCTTGCCTCAATGGCTGGATCTTTATATTCGCTAGCTAGTAGTATCGCTTCAAATATTGCTAGAACTATGCGGGCTGCTCTTTCTATCCATTCACCTTCACGGGTTATGGATAAGATAGGGGGCTTCACAGGTGAAGGGCTCTATAATGGTATGTCTAGCTGGGTGAAAGACATTAACGACGTATCGAAACAATACGCGCAAGCTATCACCGATCAAGATTACCAAACAAACAGCGTACTCACTACGTCAGCAAGCGTCACAAGTGCGGGCGTTCGTTCTTCACTTGAAAACTTGAGCGACGACGTTAAGAACTCGCAATTATCTGAACGGAAATTTGAAGTCCATAACGAAATTGTGGGCGACAAGATCTATACAACAATCAAAGAGAAAGACGCTAGACAACAAGCACTTTCTGAATATTTCGCGTAAGGGGGACTCATGGATTTATTGATTGAAAAAGACGGTCAGGCTCGGAGATTGTCCGAGCTGGGCTTATATAATATCACGGTCGATGATTCTTCCCCGGCCGTGGATATTTCGACACGAACGGTAAAAGGTCGCAATGGTCGAATTTTTGACGGCTTGACCTATACCGAAAAGACAATAGAAGTAAAAGCAAGGCTTACCGTCCCAACGATGGAAGCCTTTTTTGATAAAAAAGACGAATTAAACCGGTACGTCTTGGGGGATGATGGTTTTTACATTACAAAAATGCACCCCGAGCGTGATGATTTATACGAATTCGAGATAGCCGGACAAACAACGGGCGAATTAAACCTCGGAACGATACCTCATAGAGCTTGGAAATATCGTTATAAGGTCGTCAATAATGGTTCGGTTGAATATGAATTCATCGGAAAATCTTCCGCCGGATTGAAGTATAACGTTTCTTTTGGTTTTGTGACTTCTGAATTGCCTTACGGCGAAACAGAACCGAAAGATATCACGCTTTTAACAAATACGTTTGATTATGCGGGAACGGCTACACTTAGTCAGTTAGAAGTCCCGTTTATTGTTGAATTGACAGCGAACGCTCAACAAACGAATTTCTTCCTTGAGATTGACGGGCGACGATTCTCATATAATCACGTCGAAACGCCTATCCAGTCCGGAAACAAATTGCGTTTGTCTGGCGTTGAGTATGGACTTAGTACGGGGGCTTTTTTTGAAAATATTAACAATCGGACAAATTTCGAGTATTTCGTGATTAAACCAAAAGCGAATAAAAAAATCCCGTGGGCTACGAATTTTAAAGGCACAATCAAGATAATCGGATTTAAAGAATTATACAAATAGAAAGGAGGGAAGCATTGCTTACATTTTACAATGAAAAAGGCGAAGGTTTCGGAGCGCAAGTTGAATTCACGGTCAAAAATGCCGTAAATGGTGAGCGTTCAGTTTCTGGGACTATTATTTCAAATGATAGAGTTTTATCTGAAATTGATAGGGGCTGGAAATTTGAGCTTGACGGCGAATATTATAATATTGTTTATGCCAAGCCTCGGGACGAGGGGCGCAATCTTTCCGTATCCTTCGACGCCGTTCACCAATTCTTTTATGACTTTGAGCACTCGAACTGTTATACCGAATTCAACGGCTCAAATCGTTTTGAAGTGTATATTGAAGCCATCTTTAAAGATAGCGGTTATCGATATCAGATTGAGCCAAGCGTAAGAGTTAATTCTATTCGTAAAGAGAACTTCGGGAATTCCAAACGGCTAGAAATGTTTAAAGATATTATTAAAGCTGCTGGACTCGAGTTTTTAGTTTCCGGGAAAGTTGTCTTAATTACTAAAAAAATCGGTGCGGATCTTTCGACAGTTGTCCGAAAAAATTTCAATATGAATGAACTGGTGATTGAAAAGAATATCAACAAATTCATTACATATAAACGCGGACTCGGTGCGTGGAAGGATGAAGAAGACCATAGCAAAGGTCGATATACGTCCGAATATGAAAGCCCGCTTGCTCAGATTTACGGACGTATCGAAGGCGAACCGGTAAGGGATGAACGTTATAAAGAAACCGGCAAGTTGTTAGAACGCTTAAAATTTGAAGTGGATAACTCATACTCAATATCAGTCCAGCTTGATATGGAAGATTTAACCCGAGCCGGTTATCGATACACGCAACCACGGGCCGGTGATTATATTATGGCTATCAATGAAACGATAGGATTCCGTGAAAAAATTCGGATCGTTTCGTTTGAAAGTTCTTATGACGTTACGGGGCGCTTGATTAACCACAAAGTCACTTGTAACGATATCGGAAGCGTTCAAAAACAAATAAGCTCGGAAGGCTCAATCATTCGCAGCGTGGGACAAAGTAAAGAATTCGCAGAAAGCGCTCTGGCGGTCGCTACAAGGGCTCTTGTAAGCGCAGATGGCAAGAATACGGTCTATTATGGTGCAACTAAACCAAAAGACGAGCCAATCGGAACAATAAACCGTGGTGATATTCTTTATTTAACCGCTGGCGAAAATACAGAAATGTATATCTGGAACGGGGCGGAGTGGGAGCTTAAAAAGTTAAAACTTGATACATCGGAACTTGAGAAAGAATTCGATAAATTCAAGAAAGCAACAGAACAAGCAAACGAAGAAAGCAAACGCAGAAGTGAAGAAGCCCTAAAAAAAGCTGGCGCCGGTTATGAACTCGCTGATGAAGCTAAGCATATCGCTAGTGAAAATCAAATCACACTCTCTACTATCGCTAACAGAGTCAATACTCAAGAAGACGAAATTACTAACTTCAAAAATGAATATGGCTCTAAAATGCTTGAAGTCACACAAACGACAGACGGCATTAAAACAAAAATCGGAGAAATAACATCATTCATTGATAAGGACGGCCAACGTCAAGAAGAATTGAAGCGATATGCCAAAGAAGAAACGGTCAAACAAACGAGCGTTATTCGTGAAACTTTATCACAAGATTTTGTCGCTAAAAGTACTTACCTTGAAAATGTCGAGGGTACGAACCAACGTTTTGAAGCACTCACAAGAGAGAACGAAACCAAGCTAGCAGAATACAAGCAAGGCATTGACGGACGTATCACAGACATAGCAAGTCAAGTTGCTGGTAAGGTCAATGAAGTGGACTTCCAACGTGTAAGAGAAACCAGCCAATTATACGAGCGTGTTTTAGGGAATACTGAACAAGGTTTGCCCGATAAAATTTCAAGGCTTGTTATGACTAACGAGATTTTTCAAACAGAAATCAACGACTTAGTAGTGTCTGATAACAACTTGATTGTCAATTCTGAAAAACTTGATAAGCATACAATCGTAGCTAAAAGAGACGGAGTTAGTATCTATAACACGAGTTATGGCGTATTCAATATTGACGCTCAAGGTCTGACTGGCTATAACTGGGGCGGGTTCACGTTACCTATTTACGTTCCTAAAATCCTAAAAGGCGAAGTGTACACACTAGGTTTTAAGTATAAAATCAGACGACAACTAGATCATGAGTTTTGTGTGGTTATCAAAAATCACTCACAAAATAAAACGGTTTTACAAAAAACGATTGCCAATCCTGAAACACCAGTCCGAAACGTTTGGATAGATTTTCAAG